GGATCTCCGCCAACACCTCGTCACGTTGCTCGAGTGCTGTGCGAATGCGTGCCTGATCGGCGTCATTGATGAGTCCTCGCTTCTGGGGCACGCCCCCGACTGTAGCGCTCATCGCGACGGGGGGTAGAGCGGGCGGCTAATCGTTGCGATCATAGCTACACCTTATACCAAAACGTTGCGGGAAGCGCTACAACTTGAGGCTTCATTAACAGAAACCAAGGAGAGTCGTTTAACTTGGCTAGCGTCGTTACCGAATCGTTATCGAATGTCCGCCTTAAGGGGGACAGGCGAGCGCTCTCCTATGTCCCAGCCATGACCTAGCCTTCGCTTAATGGTCGGCAGGAACCCTCCCAGACGGGTTAATAAGCCCCCGCCGACCAGAGTCACACCGGGGTTGGGGGAACAACAAATTGAACGACGCACGCGCAAGCACTAGCGGACCCGACTCGGCATACCCAGATACCGTCCCCCAGACCCCGGGACACATCATCTGCGGAGCCGGCGCCGCATGCGAACAGATCTGCCCAGTGATGGCGATGGGGCGCTCATGCCCAGGGCTCATGCAACTGATGCAAGAGCTCGAAGCGCTCAGTCACCCTTGGTTGGCACCGACCGGGTCGCTCGTGCATTAGCGAAAAACTGCTCCGGGGTGACTCCGAGAAGAACGATGGCCCGCAGCAGGAAGTCGGCCGGCATCTCGCGTTCACCCCGGAAGTAGCGTCCAACAGTGTTGTCGGGCTCGTTCATGGCGTCAGAGAACTTCCCTCGAGTGCCGTACACGTCGAGGGCTTCCTTCTTTAGTTCGCGCACCACGTCAGCGGTGGTCAGAGGCGCGTCATCCACGGCGTCGATACTAGCCGTTCCTGTTGCGAGAAACGTGGCGGAAGCGGCCTTTTGGGTCTTGTCCATGCCCCCTCAGAGACGTCAGATGCCCGCCTGATACATCGGCGTAGCCAAAAAGTTGTTGAATATGGCCGTTAAGGGTTGACGTGTTGCCATATGGGTGTCAGACTCTGAGTATGGCAACCAACACACACCTCGCAGACGGCGAAGCAGCCGCGCGAGTCTTGCGGGTCCTCGAGACCGAGGGGCGCAAGTTCTCATGGTTGGCCGAAGCGTCTGGTATCGCACGGTCAACGCTGCGACACCAGCTCAAGGTCAAGCCTGAAGCGCTGACCGTCAAGAACTTCCTCCGCATCGCAGCAGCACTCGACCGGCCCGTTGAGGCCCTTATCGGGGAGCGTGCAGCATGAGCGGCCCCGTCCTGACGTCGAAAGCCGCCGCTGACTACTGCGGTATGGCAGTGCAGACGCTCTACAACCTGATCTCGCAGGGCAAGGGTCCGAAGCATTACAAGCAGGGCAAGCGGAACGCGTTCTATGCGGCCGATCTTGACGCTTGGAACCAGGCCCGCCTCGTCCCCGCCGACTCCGAGCGGGAGGTGGCCTGAATGTTTCGTGCGTTGAATGCGATCGCTGGAGGGTTCCTGTTCTTCTTCGGCGCCGCCCTTGTGTTTTTCGGGGTGGATGGGTGGGTGCCGCTTGGTATAGGGGCGGGTCTGCTTGCGGTGGATTTGCTGGTTGAGAAGCGGCAGCACGAACCCGTACAGGGCCGGCCCAGGTTTGAGTCGGACGTTGACCACATGGGGGGTGTGTGATGTCGGATCGTGAGTTTGCGTTCCTCCAGCGCCTCGCCGACATCGAACCGCTGACCGAGCTTCAAGTCGAGTTCGCGCAGTCCCTCTACAACGCCGGCTGGGACGACTCACGGTCGGAGGCCAACTGATGTACACGGACTACACGTATCAGTTCGCGGCCGACTGGTTCCGTCACCCGGAGACCGACGTCGTGATTCTCGCGGAAGACATGCCGCGGGAACTGTGGCCAGCATTCGCTCACCGCATCAACGGGGATGCGTCGTGAACGCGTCTCGTCCTGTTCCGGACATCCTCACAGAAGACCCCCCACTCCCCACGGACATCCCAGAGCTCGAGTAACCCGAACCCGCTCAACTTCGGCCCGGACGGTCGAAGCCTGGCTACCGCATTGCCTCCACACAGGTGGACACCCGCGTCACGGCGGAGCAATGCACGCAACAACTACATAGCCATACTGCGGATTCCGATCCCCGCTCAGGGGCCGGTTAGGAGCAGTGCGGCGTCGAAATAGACCATCTGTCTACGGGTGTTCGCTGGTGAGATGCGGCGCTGTTGGGGTGGAGGTTCTTGTCGAAGGGAACCGATTTGAAGTGCAGGAGCCGCCGTGTGCGGCCCTGATACACGACTGGCCGGCATTCGTGTCGGAACCGGGGGCGCTTGGGTTAGGGCGTTCGTTGGCTGGGGGTTAGTCGTCCCGGAACCGTGCCGTACGGGTTAGGCGGTGGCGGGTGAACGGCATACATCGGGGTTCAAGTCCCCGACACCCTCAATGCGTCGTACTGGCTCTGGGCATACCCGGGGCTTATCCCGGCCGGGTGTACGCCGCAGAAGTCCAGGTGAGTCGCGTAACGGCCCGATTGGGGTGACCTGGCGCGGTCCTGAGATGCATGGCACACACCCGCGTACAAGTCGCGGCAGGACACCAACCAACCATCACCGAGAGGAACTGCGATGACCTACCTCAACCGATACAACCGCAAGCCGAAGCGGGACAAGACCATCCTGGGTGTTGTCGGGATGGCACTCCTCGTGCCGCTGCTTCTGGCGGCAATCTTCGGCTACGGGATCGTCTGGTCCAACACCCACGCAACCGCCACGGACTGCACCGTCGAAGACAAGGATCGTGCAGCCAAAGCCAAGGGTGGCTCCGACATGCGGGTCTACACCGACTGCGGTGTCTTCTCTGTAGCCGACGACTGGCTCAACGGTCAGTGGAACTCGGCCGACATCTTCGCCGGCATCGACGTGGGCGAGACGTACGACTTCGAGACGGTCGGCTGGCGCAACGGCTTCCTCAGCGCCTTCCCCAACATCCTCCACGCGGAGCAGTCGGCCGAGTAATGGCTTGTGGGGTTCGGGTCGGCCATGGGGGGACCGAACCCCACAACACACAAAGGGAGTAAGCCATGAGCGACGACTACTGGTGGGACCAGCGCTATGACGCCATGCACTACGCGCTCACCGGGGAGATGCCGTGGGAGTCCACGGATGGCATGAGTTACCCGATGCGGTGCCGCCACTGCTCACATGTCCATGACGGCGCCAAGGTGACCGTCGTCGGCAGATACACCGACTGCTCCACGTGGCGATGCCCGGGATGCAACGTCCTGATCGATGACCGCCCGCGCGCCTGGGGTGGTTCCGCTATTCCAGTGGGGAGAGGCCGATGAGCGCCATTGAAGAAGCTCGGGCCGCAGTCGAGTCGTTGTTCGTGATGGCGCACGACCGAGCCTGGGGAAACGACGCGCGGGATTCGGCGCGGACGGCGAGGGATCGGGTTCTCTCCTACATCGAAGCCGCGAGCGATGGGCCGTGACCGGTTGGCGTGGGTGAATGACCGCCCCGCATGGATTCGCCGTGAACGCAACCACACCATCCGCCACGCCATCCTCTACGGGCTCACCGTAGCCCTCATAACCCACGCGGCCTTCACGATCGCGTTCAGCCCACGGAGGCAGAAATGACCGCAATCGAAGAAGCCGACGCCGCACTGGCGGTCGCGAAGTCGGCCCTGCGTTGGAACGAAGCAGGCCAACGCCCCGACATCGCGTCAGCCCTGAGGAATCTGATTGATGCCACGGAGCGACTACGCGGGCCGATCACCGACGCACAGGTGGACGCGGCGGTCGCTGCATACCGCTGGCACAGCGTGGGTCCGGCTGGCATGCGCGCCGTTCTCGAAGCCGCAAGGGACGCATCATGAACGCTGCTGATGCTGACGATGCAGTCACCGAAGCCCGGGAAGCACGGGACGAAGCGGCCATCACCCTTGAACGTGCGAAGAACGCCGCACATGTTGCCGCGCAGAACCTTGGGTTCGCGGAACGACACTACGCGGCGATGGATGCGTGGGTTGGGCAGCGGGAGCGGGTGTTGCGGGAGTTGACCATCGCAGACGACGGGGGCTATCGACCGGACGGAGGCCAGTGATGGGACGCCGAGACGTGACCATCTACACCTGCGACGGGTGCAAGGCATCCAGCACGCTCCGCCGCGACGAAACCCCTCGCGGGTTCACCCGCATCCAGATCAAGGCCGGAGATGCGTGGCTGTGCACGGTCTGCTACGGAGCGGTCGAGTGGATCGTCCGATTCCAGGGCATCACAGTGCCGCCGAGGATCTATGGCGACGGTCTGAGCGCAACGCTCCGAAAGCCGGTGGCGTCGTGAACCGTCCCACTGATCTTGGCCCTATGGGTGAAGCCGGCCCGAACATTCTCGTGACCGTCTGGTGGCTGTTCGTCGCCGTGGTCATCATCCAAATCATCGTGGAGGTAACCCTGTGAACGAATACACCGCCAGCAACGGAATCAAGATCGAGTGGTGCGGCATGTCCGACTGGCTCGTCGGTGGGAAGAAGAAGGTCTCCCTCGATCAGTTCGCGGCGCTGCGTGAGTTCTTCCGTGCTGAGGAAGACGCCCGACTCGAACGGTGGAGGTCTCCCGAGGTTCCCGACTACCTCGTCTACTACTGGGGTCAGCCGACAACAGCTGGCGTCGTTGTCTTCTGCGAGGTCACGGGGTCTGTCTCGCCTGTCATCCGCCGTGACGCGGACCCTGAGAATCAGTCACCGGATTACCGGGCTGCCCGCGCCTACTTCGATGCTCATCCGGAACCGAAGCCCGCATGGCACGACGCCAAAGAGGGTGAGGTGTGGGTCATCACATGGGAGGGGAACGAGTACCCCGCGATCTTCCAGGCTGATGCGTTCCGCGATCACGGCGGCCGATGGCTCGCCGACGACATCTCTGCCGCTCACCGCATCTACCCCGAGGGGGACTCATGAGATTCACGGCGTCGAACGGGGTGACGGTCATCGAAACCCCCACCTACATCACCTGCCAGTACCCGGGCGACCCGTACCCCAACATTCACCTGTCCCGGGAAACCACTGACGCACTCCGCGAATACTTCACCCACACCCAGGAGACACCGTGATCCAGTACGACATGAGTGACACCGATTATCACGGCCGCAGCGAGCTCTCAAGTACGGGGGCTCGTCTTCTTTTGCCCGAGTTCGGTGGGTCGCCGGCGAAGTTCAAGTACCGGCAAGGACGCGAATACACGTCGGCCGCGTTCGACGTCGGCAAGGCAGTCCACGCGCAGGTTCTCGGGGTTGGTGCACAAGCCGTCGCGTACCCGGAAGATGTGCTCGCGTCGAACGGCGCCGCATCCACGAAAGCCGCGAAGGACTGGGCAGACAGTGTGCGGTTCGAGGGGAAGATTCCCATGAAAGCCGCCGACCTGCGACCCATCACCGGCATGTCCGAAGCCGTGTTGAAGCATCCGACCGCGCGCCCGATCTTTGAGGTGTGCGAGTACCGGGAGGTGTCCGCGTTCGCACCCGTTGATGGTGTGGCGTCGCGGGCACGGTTCGATGCACTGTCCGGTGAGACGCGGAAAGGCATCATCGCCGCCGACCTGAAAACGGGTGACGACGCGACGAAGGCCGGGTTTGAACGGTCCGTCGCGAAGTGGGGATACGACGTTCAGAACGCGTTTTACGACGACGTGTACGAGGCGTCCGAGGGTCGCCCCATCGAAGAGTTCTACTTCGTGGCCGTGGAGCGATCGGCGCCTTACGAGGTCGCAGTGTTCCGGCTCCCCGAGCTCTGGTTGCAGATGGGCAAGGCGAAGGCCGCTGAGGCCCGCCGCATCTACCAGGAGTGCACCGACTCGGGTACCTGGCCCGGATACGACACGACCATCCAGTTCCTCGACCCGCCCACCTGGGTGGTGTTCGAGCACGAAACCCGATACGAGCAGCAGGAGATCCGAATCTGATGGACACCTGTAAACAACCCGGCTGCGTCAATCCCAAGGGGAAGGCCCTGGGGTGGTGCAACGCGCACTACACGCGAAATCTGCGTGGGCAAGACATGGACAAGCCCGTCAGAAAGCACGGTGCGACGGACGAAGAACGCTTCTGGGCGAAGGTGGACAAGACGCACGATTGCTGGATCTGGACAGCGGCGAGAAACAATACCGGCGGCTACGGCATCTTCCGGATCGACTCGCGCAACGCGGTCGCGCACCGGGTGGCTTACACATGGGCGAACGGACCCGTCGCCCCCGGGTACGAGGTCGACCACACCTGCTTCAACCGTTCTTGTGTCAACCCCTCGCATCTTCGGCTCCTGACTCATCAGGAGAACGGGCAGAACCGGGCGGGTGCGAACGCGAACAGCAAGTCCGGTGTGCGAGGTGTGTATTGGGCGCAGAACCAATGGATTGCCCGAGCGTGCATCGGACCCGAGACGATCGAAGTCGGTCGATTCGATGATCTTGCCGACGCGGAACGTGCGATCACGGAATGGCGGCGCGTGAACATGCCCGTCTCACTGCAAGACCAAGAGGGGCGACAGTAGCCATGGATATCAGAAAGACCACAGAGCCCGACTCTTCGCAGCTCAACTACGACGACGTCGCCTCGACACCGCTGACGATCACGATCGTTGAGGTGAAGGCTGGCGGACCGGATCAGCCGGTGGAGCTGCACAACGCCGAATACCCGGGGCGCCCGTACAAGCCGGGCAAGTCGATGCGGCGTGTGTTGATCGCCGCGTGGGGGACTGAGGCATCCGCGTATGTCGGCCGGCGCATCACCCTCTACGGCGACCCGACCATCAAGTTCGGTGCCGACGCTGTGGGGGGCATCCGGATTCGAGCGCTCTCGCACATCGAGAAGCCGCTGACGGTCTCGCTGACTGTGACTCGCGGTCGGCGTGCGCCGTTCACCGTCCAGCCGCTCCCGACCGACGCCGCCGACAAGATCGACGCCGCTGTCACCGCGATCAGCAAGGCAACCACCACCGAACTGCTGAACAAGATCGAGGCTCACGCGAAGCAACTGGGGATAGCCGGGGACGAACCTGTCGCCGCAGCACTCAAGACGAAGCGCGCCGAACTCGAGGAGGAGTCGTGATGAACAGACCATTCGTTCGCCTCTGCCCCTGCGGATGCCGCATGTACGGGGTATGGAAGCAGAACTGGACCGACACATGGGCACCGGCGTACGACCGCGACTACCCCCGCGAAGGACTCATCCACTTCTACGCGTTCCTGTGGGAAGCGATGGACACCGCCGTGCACGAAGCATCCACCGAGGGTGCACGCCGGCTCCGTGAGGCCATGGCCCGCCACGGGGTCACGACAACACCGCCGACGACAACGTTCCCGTCCTGGAAGCGGTGGTCGTCGTGACTGTTCTTGACGCGCCCCGGGTAGACACGATCATCCTCGACGAAACCATCCTCAACGAAACCGTCGAGTGCCGGTTGCAGGACGCTGAGGCCGCGTGGCTGTGGACGATGCGATGCTGCGGCTCCGAGGTCATGCTCTGTGACGATCACGACGCCAACGCCTACGCGGCGGCGTCGAAGCAGATCCTCCAACCGCACCGGTTCTTTGTGTGCAGCGAGTGCAGTCACGACTTCGGGTATCAGCCGCGCCTGTCGGAGATCATCGGCCGGCGCCCGATATGAGTCGCGCGAAACCTATCCCTCCCGGCAACCGCCGCATCGTCGAAGAGAGATCCGGCTCGGTATGCGAAGGCTGCGGGAGAGCTCGCGCCACTGAGGTTCATCATCGTCGCTACCGTTCGCGCGGTGGTGGGCATGAGGTGTCCAACCTGCTGCACCTGTGCGGGTTCGGGAACAACGCCAAAGAGGGATGCCACGGTGTCGCTCACTCTGCGGAGGGCGGCGAGCTCGGATGGTCATGTAACTCGTGGGAGAACCCGAAACACCGCCCGGTCCTGTACCGGGGAACCCTGATGTGGCTTGTCGACGACGGGCGCGTGGTCGATGTCAAGCCCGAACCCGACTTTTAGGAGGCGTCGTGAAGATTTGGGAACGGGCGTTCATCGAGTCCCACCTGATGTCACCCCACGGCCCGCAACGCATCGCCGCCTGCCGAACCGCCTATACGTACGGGTTCACGATCGACGAGATTGTGGAGACTTCCGGGCTCCCGAAGTGGCGGGTACTTCAAGTGGTACTGGGTGACGGAATCAACCGCACAACAGACGACTGAGAAAGTCCCCGATTAGTCCCCGTTTCGAACGGATTTTCGATAGAATGGGAACGGCCCCAAACCGAGTGGTGGAACACTCGCCGGGGCCTGACCCTGATATCGACTGAACCGATAAGGAGGGCTGCGATGCAGTCTACCGAACCTTTGTGCGCAACTTCTACAGGTTCCCGAACCTGATGGCGCGCATCCGAACCATCAAGCCCGAGTTCTGGGATTCGCCGGCCACTGCGAGGGCGAGCCTGCGTGCGCGGCTGTTCTTCATCGCGATGTGGAACTGGGCTGACGACTACGGCATCGGCACCGCCAACGGGAAGCAACTCGTCGGATTCGCATTCCCCAACGACGACGACGTTTCGGCGGCGGATTATCCGCGGCTGGCGTCGGACGTGTCGGAAGCCTTCGGAGTCGTCTACTTCGAGCATCACGGACGCCCGTTTTATGTCATTCCGAGCTGGGAGAAGCACCAGCGGACGGAGAAGAAGGCGAAACCGCGTGACGGGTTGCTTGAGGCTGCGGAAGCGGCTGTAGCCCGCGGAAATACGGGGGTCGGAGCGTCCGCGGATAGCGGCGGATTGTCCGACTCTGGTGTCGGAACTCCCGTCCCTGGAAAGGGAACAGGGGAACAGGGGAACAGGGGAAAGGGAACAGGGGAGAGGCGCGCCACAGGGCTGCCCCTCGACTGGACACCTAACCCCAATTGCATCGCCTACGCGCAGACCCGCGGAGTGGATGTGAACCATGAGGCCGACCAGTTCCGGAACCATGCCGCAGCGAACGGGCGGAAGCAACTCGACTGGCACGCATCGTTCCGCACGTGGTTGGGGAACGCGAAGCCGAGACCTGTCTACGGCAATGCCCCTACCCGCACAGAACAGAACATGGCCGTCGTTGCGAAGTTCGCCGCTATCGAAGGCGTCCAGCAGAAGGGACTCACCCCGTGAACAAGACAGAGGTTGCAAAACTGTTGACGATCGTGTCCGGGTTCGACCGTCGCCAGGTGGACGAGATGACGGTGGAAGCGTGGCACTCCATCCCGGAGATCGCAGACGCACCGTACGAGGTGGGGCAGGCGGTCATCATGGCTCACTTCCGTGACCAGGCGACCCGCAACGAGTACCTGACCGTGGGGCGCGTCCTAGACCGACTCGAAGTTGACGCGCGTTCCAAGCTCGCTGACATCGAGGCGGATGTTCGTTCCGCGAAGGCGCGGGGACTGCTCGAGCCGACGTATCCGCCGCGGGAACCGTTGCCTGCGGATGTGAAGGTGTTGCTGTTTCAGGCGCGTGAGCGGGACCGGGAGACCGCGCGACTCATGTTCGAGGTGGAGTCGTGAGCGACGAGCGCGAGGAGTTGGCCCGAATCCTGGACGACAGCGACCCGGAAGGCGGCGTAATGCCGGACCCGGAGGGTGGCACCTGGGAATGGTGGTTGCCACAGGTTGATGCGATCCTCGCCGCTGGTTTCCGCCGACAGGGGCAGATCACCGACGCACAGGTCGAAGCGGCTATCGGCGTCTGGCTGCACAACGACGGGCCAACGGATCACGACGATATGCGCGCCGCTCTCGAAGCTGCGCGGGAGGTGGAGTCATGAGCCTGTACTACGAAGACGAAAGCGTGACCATCTACCTAGGCGATTGCCTCGAGGTGATGGCCTCCCTGCCAGATAGATCCGTTACGACTGTCCTCACGGACCCGCCGTACAGCAGCGGAGGTCGGCGCGAGAACTCGCGGAGTCTGCGCAAGTCCATGAACCGGTCCACGGACGACGACGACTGGATTCGCGGCGACGCCATGAGCACCCACGGTTTCGTCTACCTGCTGCGTCAGTGCGGAGTCCAGTGGCGCCGTCTGCTGAGTGACGGCGGGCACGTTCTGTCCTTCATTGACTGGCGCATGGCGGGACACCTCGCCGCCGCGCTCGAGTCCGCGGACCTTCGCCAGCACCCGATGTTGGTCTGGGACAAGGACCGACTGGGCATGGGAGCCATCTTCCGCAACCAGCACGAGTTCATCGTTCACATGACGGCCGGGACACCAACGCCACCAGCTCGCCGGGACGTTGCCAACGTTCTGCGGTTCTCGCCCATCCGGGATGGAGACCACCCGACCGAGAAACCGGACGCGCTCCTGAAGACGCTACTGAGCGTTGTCTGCACTCCGGGCGCCGTGGTGCTGGACCCATTCGCAGGGTCTGGGAGTGCACTTACGGCTGCCCGCGAGATGGGATTCAAGGCCATCGGCATTGAGGCAGACGAACGATACGCAGAGGTCGCCGCTAAGCGCGCATCTCAGCAGGCGTTCGACTTCTCCACATTGGACGCGTCGTGAGGCGTATGTCTGATGCTGTTGCGACGGCCCGCGGTGACCTGTTGGAGAAGTACGGGCACCCACACACCTGGGTCCGATACGCGGTGCCGGTGCGGATTGTTGACGCCCGCCCACGCCGCAACACACCCAACTATTTGGGGTGGGCGCGTGTCGACGCGGAACCTGGGCCGTCTGGGCGTGTCCCGGTGCGGTGGATCAACGAAACCAACTTCAACCGGTTCTACCGAAAGGTGCAGGAATGAGTGACTACGTGCCGACCGCCGAACGGTGGAACCGCTACATCCAAGAGGAACGCAAACACCAGCGGGAGGGCAAGTACCCAACCGAGCATGACCGCGAGCACGGCGTGGACCACCTGCTCAGGTGGGCACAGGACTACTCCCGGCGAGGACTTGCAGTCGAGTCGTCTGCGCTGATCGAGGCGGCACGCGAGCAACTTCTCGCACTTGTGGTCGAACTCGATCGGGCACGCGCGAACGGCACGGTGTTCACCTACGGCGAGATCCAGCGTCGCCTCGCCATGGCGCGAGATCGCCCGTGAATGTTCCTCGTGTTCGTGTCCCTATGACCATGTCCGGGTACTGCGCCCACCCATCCACACCGAACCATGACGGTTGCAGGCGGGTGTCGTGTACCTGCACCGACTGTGACCACAACGAACGGAGCCAGACGTGAGCGAGCCCAGGATCGAACTGTACGACCCGCCTGCCGACAACATCCGCGTCGAGATATCCGTCGCTGAGATTCGCGCGGAGGACTTCACCGCGTTCCGCCGCGGGGTCGAGCAACTGGCCCACCGCTACTCGCAGTGGGGCATGAGCTTCAGCGTGGGTGCACCGAGGCAGCGGTCCCGCGTCGTGTACGACGCGCCCGCGTGCCAGTACACGCACGCCCATACGAGGCAGTGGTGCGGCAACGACTCGTGCCGAGACTCGTAGCCGACACCAACCACCTTTCACGGTCCTCTTTCCTTCGGGTAGGGGGCCGTTTCTCATACCCCCAAGGAACCAACATGACTTTGTGCCCTGAAGATCACAAGCACGGCGCCACGGGCACCTGCTACCAGAAGCACCGCTGCCGCTGCACCTCCTGCAAGGCGCACCGGGCCCGGCAGGAACGGGAACGCGAAGAACGGGCACGCAACGGCGAAACCCAAGAGTTCGTCAACGCGATCATCACCGTCCCCCGCATCATGCAGCTCATGCGTGAGGACTGGACATACGCCGACATCGAAGCGGTCTCCGGTGTGTCCGTCCCCACCATCTCCCGCATCATGCGCGGCATCACCGTCCGGGTGGAACGGGAAACCGCTGACGCACTCCTCGGCACCCACCCGAAGATGCGACACCGTGCACCCGAACCCCGCAAAACCGACGCCACCGGCACCATCCGCCGCATCCGCGCACTCGTCGCAGTCGGCTGGACGTTCTGGGCCATCAGTGCACGTGCCGGGCACGCGAAAACGTGGGCGTACAACATCACCCGCTCCACCGTCGTCACCGCCACCACCCGCGACCTCATCGCCCGCCTGTACGACGAAATGTGGAACACCCTCCCACCCCGTGACACGACGGTGGAGAAGCAGTCGTACACCCGGTCACGTGGCATCGCCGTGAAGAACGGGTGGGCGTCCCCCCTCGCATGGGATGACGACACCATCGACGACCCGGGGGCGGAACCCGAACTCCCCACCGTCGAAGAACTGTGGGCATCGACCGTCGACTCCGCCATCGCGGGGGAACAACCCGACATGAACCCGGAACAACGCCGCGAAGTCATCAGCATCCTCAACGAACGCCGCTGGTCAGGCCGGCGCATCGCTGAACACATCGGTTGCAACGTGAAGACGGTTGAACGGGTGCGTGCCGAGCTCGGGTTGCCGATCTACCTCGCAACGAACACCCACCACAAAGACGGGACGTTGACAGCAGCATGACAGACACAGTGTCGTTCTTCATCGAAGGCGTACCAGTACCCCAAGGGTCGAAGACTGTTTCGCAGGCGAAGGGGCGGGCGTGGTTGCGGGATGCGAACGCCGCCCGTCTGAAACCGTGGCGGCACGTTATCGCCACCCATGCGGACCTTGGGGTCACGTTCGACTGTCCGGTCATCGTGACCCTTTCGTTTGTCCTCCCACGCCCCCAGAAACCCCGCTGGGCGGTACCAGCCGGGCGTGTTGGTGACGTCGACAAGCTGACCAGGGCCGTCTTAGACGGTCTCACTGATGGCGGGCTACTCGCTGACGACTCCCTCGTCGTCACCCTCACTGCAACGAAGCGTTACCCAACACCCGGAGACCCTACCGGCGTCGGAATCGACGTCACCGAATGGAGCAACCAATGAGCAGCCTCACCCCTGAGCAGTTGAGCGATGCGGTCACGTACATCAAAGGACTCGTTCGCATCAACGATGAACTGCCAACGGAACCCGATTGGAGTGAGGGTCTGCGTCTCTTGCTCCCCGATGTGATCCCGCTTCGCCCGGACTACCCGGGTGAGAAGCCCGTCGCCTGGCTCATCGCCAACGACTTCAACGGCTACGACCTGACCACCGAGAACCCCGAAGAGAAGAGCAACTGATGGCTGGCGAGACGATCATCACCGTAGTCGGGAACCTGACGGCTGATCCCGAGCTGCGGTACACGCAGAACGGCCTAGCGGTCGCGAACTTCACCATCGCCTCAACACCCCGCAACTTCGACCGACAGAAGAACGAGTACGTGGACGGGGAAGCCCTGTTCCTCCGCGCATCCGTTTGGAAGGAGTTCGCGGAGCACGTCGCCGGGTCGCTGACGAAGGGCATGCGGGTGGTCGCGACGGGTCGCCTGAAGCAGCGGAGCTACCAGGACCGTGAGGGGCAGAACCGTACCGCGATTGAACTCGAGGTCGACGAGATCGGCCCGTCGCTCAGGTACGCGACCGCCCAGGTGACCCGCGCCGCTGGCGGGGGGTACGCGAACGCGCAGGCCGCGCAGAACACGGCGCAGGACGACACGTGGGCGGCGGCCGGTTTCGGCGACTCGGAGCCTTTCTGACGATGGGTGAGGACATCTGGTATCGGCCGTCTCGTGTCGAAGCGGAGTACCTGGCGTTCGTCATGCGGAACGAACCAGAACCCCGCCCCCACGCCTGCGGCAGATGCCGCAACCCGTATACCGGTGGGCGCGAAGACTGCCCCAACAACCGGAGGTGACCGTGAAGCTACTCGACCTGTTCAGTTGCGCCGGCGGAGCCGCGATGGGCTACCACCGGGCCGGCTTCGAGGTGGTCGGGGTGGACATCAATCCTCAGCCCCGATACCCGTTCGAGCATCATGTGGGCGACGCGATCGAGTTCGTGCGCCAACACGGACACGAGTTCGACGCGATCCACGCCAGCCCGCCCTGCCAGACGTTCACCGCCTACCGCCGCAAGGGGCACGGGGTAGGGGACAGCTACCTCAACCTCATCCCCGAGACGCGAGAGGCCCTCATCGACTCCGGTCTGCCGTACATCATCGAGAACGTGCCGGGCGCGCCCCTCATTGAACCGGTGACGCTGTGCGGTTCGAGCTTCGGGCTGGACGTGCGTCGGCATCGCCTCTTCGAGTCCAACATCCCGCTGATGGCACCGCCTTGTGACCACTCGTGGCAGACGCCCCGATTCAAGCCGGCCACCAACCGCACCAACCTCCGCCGCACGGTCGAGGTCGGCGTGTGGCGCATCCCGCTCGACGTGCAGCAGAAAGCGATGGGCATCGACTGGATGGAACTCCGCGAGCTCAGCGAAGCAATCCCGCCGGCATACACCGAATGGCTCGGGCGGCAGATCCTCGACCACGCGAAGGAGAAGGCGGCGTGAGGTATAGCGAGGCTGTTGCAACGAAGCGTGGGGAACTTCTTGAGAAGTATGGGGCACCCCGTGAATGGGTGAGGTTTACCCGGCCTGTACGTGTGGTTGATGCGTTCCCGAGGCGTGCCGGCCACTACCTGGGGTGGACGTACACGGACACACCACCAGGCTCGCGGGCGGTGGTGGTGCGGATCAGCGAACACAACTTCCAACGCTTCTACCGACCCACCAACCAACAAGGAGACCAACCATGAGCGTCGAGCCGACTCTCGAAGATCGCGACAAGCTGAGGCGGACAGTCGGCGCGGTGCTGTTCAACGTCATGAATTTCCCCGAGCCGGTTCAGGCGCGCTTGCTCGGCCAGAACATGGGGCCGCTCAATGAGAAGCTGACGAACGCCATTCTCGACGCCGGGTTCGTTCACCTTCGAGCCGACATGACCGACACAACCGCCACTGTTCACCCTGTCACCCCATCCCAGGGAACCGTCGACGTCGGTTCGGTGACGTTCACGGAATCTGACGGGACACCCATTCTCAAGGTCACGTTGACCCGCACATCCGGGTCCTCGTACGGGATCAACCTGGACGACTTCACCACGTACGGTGTCCGCCTCGGGTCACGGCGTCGTTGAAAGGAAGCAACAGATGACAACCGTCAATACTGACCTGGCACGTTTCGCCGCAGCCATCAGCGACGCATACGACAAGGTCTGCGCCGACATGCCGCAAGCGTTCTTTGACCTCTTCGGTCCGATGCAACTCGAGCTCCGCACCGCGGATGGAGTGACGCTCCGGTTCTGGGAAGAGGGCGTTGAGTTCTACCCCGAATCCTGACGGCCGTTGAACCCATTCACCGGCACCCCATACGAGTGCTGCGGAACCGTGTACACCACCCCAGGGACCGTGCGCGGGCAACCGGCGGCGTTATGGGAACTCCTCGAACACCAAACGAAAGAACACCAATGATCGAACGATTCAACGAAGGCGATGAGGTTTACGTCTACTCATCTGGGTATCGCGCGCTCCGTAAGGCCGTAGTGGTACGAGTTACCAAGACGCAGGCAGTCGTCGAGTCGGGGCGAGCAGAGCAGCGATTCAACCGCGAAACCGGCCGTCTCATCGGCGGGGACACCTGGAACATGTCTCGAATCGACCACCCCACTCCCGCGCTCGACAAGCAGTGGCTTGCGGAACGGGTCGATGGCGCCCGCCGCCACCTCGCCCAAGTGGCAGCGAAATCGGACGCCGCCGAAATCCGGGCCGCATTCGAGCGTTGGGACGAACTTGAGCGAACCGCCGCACCCTCCTCCGCTACGACAGGAGACACCACATGATCGAAGATCACGAAGGAGTCGGTTACCTGACGTGGGAGGAGTGGCGCCGTTTCGAGTGGGCCGTCCACGACTCCCGGAAACTCGTCCCGTGGCTTCGGGTAGCTGGGTACATCCGTGGTGGTGACGCCGATGAGATGAAGCACCGGTCGTCCGATCACCCGCTCGGACTTCCGCCCACATGGATCGCAGCGGAAGAGATCAGCAACCTCCTTCACGAGATCAACCAGTTCGGAGACCTCGAGGACGTCGCCACAAGGGGACACGAGCTCGCACTGACACTCACCCGTGAGGTGGAGACCGCCGGCGCCCGCTGGCCGTACGAGGACAAACCCCACAGGGTGCAGTTCGTCCGATGCCAGGCGTGCCATCGCATGTCACTGAAGTGGATGCCACCCCGCGACGGGGTCGTGGTCATCAAGTGCGCGGACTGCAAGACCGTAATGGACGAAGCCACGTTCGCGTTCATCGTTCACCTTATGGAGACGGAGGAACATGAGAGACGACTGGGTGACCGTGCAGCAGGCCGTCGAACGGGTAGGGCGGGCGAAGCCGACGATCTACAGGTGGATAGCCGAGGGCAGGGTGCGGACCATCAGGCCGATGCGCGCACTGTGGCTTAGCGTCCCGGATCTTCTAGAAGCGGAGCGAACTGCGCGTCCGGGAAGACCGCCCGTAAACAAGGGTTGACAAATCTGAGAAACCCGGTACACTCACTAGTGAGGCTCGACAAGTGTGCTTGCACCGATGGCGTCGAACCCCCACAACCCCGGCTCAGACCGGGGTTTCGTCGTTAAGACTCCCCGCCGAGCGACTGAGTTACCACCGCCAATGACGGGTCGAGAAGGCCGGCGCAGCAGCCGGCCGTCATCCACAAAGCAGGGGTAAGACGCGCTTCGCTACCCGCGCACCCTCACAAACGCTCGAGCCAGCGCTACCCGGCGGCTGAGGCGAGCGCCCTCCGGGGCACACATTCGTTTCCGTCACGCTCCCGCGTCACGGGAGCGGACCCGAACCAGGGGAGTTCCCGTGGATCTCGTCAGCAAGCTCGCAACACCCCCGACCGGACGCCCCACAGGCAAATCCATCATGGACGTGTGGGTCGAAACCCGCCCCGAAACGGAGCAGGCAGCGATCCTCGACGCCGCCCGCAACAAAGCATGGGGTCACGTCGCACTCCTAAAAGAACTGGTCGCTGAGGGTGCACCTTCCATGTCGGACACGTCGTTCCGGATGTGGCGCGTGAAGGTCGGGTACGAATCATGAGCCTCTCCGACAACCTCGCGAACCCGCCCGTTCTCGTCCCCACCAAGTACGAGAAGCGGGCCGAGTACGACACGGAAACCGGCAAAGGCGAAGGCGCCACCGGTCCCGTCCGGGTGAAGATCACCGACCACCGCCAGCTGCTCGAGCTCGCAGGGTTCGACGCCGACAACTTCCGCATCGTGGGCCGCATCGCCCAATGGACGAAAACGCACCACGACCGCGAAGACACCTACTCGTTCTTCTTCCAGACGGAGATGATCCGTCCCGACGAAGAAGAGGCCATTGACCTCCCTGCCCTCTACGCCGAGGCGAGACGCACACCGCGAAAGCCCATCCGGGCTACGGCTGACAGCCGAGTTACTGTCGTCGCACTATCGGACGTTCAAGCGGGCAAGGTAGACCACCGCGGAGGAACCCCGGAACTTATCGACCGGCTCGCCGGTATGAGGGACAGGCTCGCCGCACACCTCAAGGCGAGGAAACCGTCACGCACGGTCCTCGCCGAGGTGGGTGACCTGTTCGAAGGGTTCGAATCCGGCGGGAACCCCATGTTCACCAACGACCTTTCGTTGGCGCAGCAGATGGACCTCGCCGGCACGGAACTGTACCGGTTCCTTGAGGTGATGCAACGCCACGGTCGTGTCGACGTGGTCGCGGTCACCTCGAACCACACTGCGTGGCGGAACGGGAAACAGCAGCTCGGGCGTCCCGGTGACGACCTGGGCCTGTTCGTTCACAAGCAGGTCCGGAAGGTTGCGGAAGCGGCCGGGATCGACGCTCACTGGACGTTCCCCGAAATGTACTCAGAGTCCGTCGTCCTCGACGTCCTGGGCACGCATGTGGGTGTGGTTCATGGGAACCAGTTCAACCCGGGCCAGGCGGTCACGTGGTGGCAGAAGCAGCAGCATGGCGGCGGACCAACAGCCCGCGCGGACGTGCTTTTGTCGGGCCACTATCACAACCTGACCGTGATGCCCTCGGGACGTAACCCTGTGACCGGGCGTTCGAAATGGTGGCTCCAATGCCCCACGACGGACTCTGGTTCGTCTTGGTTCGCGAACGCGCACGGCGGGTCCGACAGCGACCCGGGCCTGCTCGTGTTCGACGTGACCGAGGACGGGTTCGACCTCTCATCCCTCACGGTGCTGTAGGCGGTGCGTCATGGACGATTGGCGACCGAACGCGGCCGACAGGTGCGACAACTGCCGCGCCCAAGCATGGGTCATGACCACCATCAACAGCACGGACTTGCTGTGGTGTGTGCATCACTACGCCACCGGAGAGAAGAAGCTCGTCGAGCTCGCTACCCGTATCCGTGATTTCCGTTTCATGTTGGACATGCCATGACGTGTGATCACAACGGGCTGTCCGACGAACAGCGGAAGCAGATCGTGGCGGAGTTTGTTGCGCGGCGCCGTCGACCTCGGATTGAGGATCTCGTGCAGGAACAAGCCGACCCGGAGCCGAACAAGGGTCAACAGTAGGCGAGTCTCCAAACCAGTGACCCCGAAAGACCCGCAGCCCCGTAAGGGGTCGTCGCAGCTGTTAGGGAGACCAAGGCATGCCTGGATTCGTGCGACTGATGGCTGACTCAGAGCGGTATCGAGCCCCGGGCGGCGGGTTGCCTACGGACGCTGAGCGCGAGATCCTCCGGCGGTGGCGTGAGAGACGCCAGCCGACCCCCGAGATGGCGCGCCGGTTCGACGACCACTGGGACAAAGGAAGCGACTGATGGGTGAGCATTGCACGGTGACGCTTGTTATCGACTTCGATAACCTCACCTGCCAACTCATCCCCGGACACCCGGGCATGCACTACTGCATCGGGCACGGCGGTGGAGTCCACTGGATCGAACAGGTGACCAGATGAGCGACCAGACGAAGAACGCTCTAGACGCCGCGATCGCAGCACACTTCGGTGACGAGTTCGGCGGGTCCACGTATGTCGCCGAATGGGTGATCGTTGCTTACGGGCAAGACCCGGAATCAGCGGACTGGCGTTACCTGCGTGAGTGGCCCGAAACGCAACCCTCGCACCACACGCAGGGGCTGTTGGATCGGGGTGCGTACGACCACCGCCGCTACACCGACGCACTCATGACCGACGCGGACGACGACGAAGACGACTGATCCTGTAGGGGGTTCCGTATCTCGCCGGGGTGACGGCGCAAACCACACCACGGGCCTGACAGGTCAGCCCGATATTAGAGTGAGCGCCCCACGCGTTCGTTCTAATACGGTCACCCGGTTTCGATGCCGGCAGGTCCACTCTGGGAGACATGGCCCCGGAGCCACGCGCAATAAGCCAGTCGTCCTTAGCGCGCGGGCGACGCCGGCACCATGAAAGATGCTCACGCTATGCCCATTCCGAGGCGTGAGATGCGGTATATCGGGGGACGGTCGTACGCGAGACCGAACGCCTGACCCTCTGCATCGTCAAGGTCGGGAGGAGCGCTTCGCCCAGGGGGCGTAGTGAGCTCCACGTGTCCGCCACCCCGTAAGCGCGTCGACAACGATGCGCCTCTGCGGGGTGTGCATGGTTCTGTAGCTCAGTTGGTTAGAGCGCCCGCCTGTCACGCGGGAGGTCGCCGGTTCAAGTCCGGTCAGTACCGCATAGATTCCCTTCGACACTGAGCACGAGGCAGACCATGCGCGTGTGTTCCGTTCACGGATGCCCCAACCTCTACCCCTCCACCGAGGGCTCAAGATGCGACACACACAGGCGTGCAGCATCCAGGGACAGGGACGCAACCAGGGACAGATACACCAACACGCGCGGACACAAGACGTTCCGGCTCGCAGTACTCAACCGCGACCCCATCTGCGTCCTCTGCCACAGTGCACCCTCAGTCATCGCAGACCACTACCCACTCGGACGCGACGAACTCGTCGCACGTGGACTCAACCCCAACGACCCGAACGCAGGACGTGGACTCTGCAAACCATGCGACTCAACACAAACCGCAGGCAGACAGCCAGGAGGCTGGAACCAGCGGTGAACAAGTGTTCGAACGCATAGGGGGATGCCCCCTGATCGCCTTCCCCTAGAAGCCCGCCGGTGAGGTGAAAAAAACGTCAGACGGGTTCAAAACGTTCTGCCCGCACCTTTGTTCGACTGTTCCGATGTGGCGAGATGCCGCGCAGCGTGATGCTGAGGATGTGATGTCATGCCTTCTGGTGGAGCCCGTGCCCGTAGTGGCCCTGCACCTGACCCGAACTCGTACCGGTCTCTTGATCGGGACTGGGTTGACCTTCCTGCCGATGGTTTCGCCGGCACGATCCCTGCGTTCCCTCTGCCTGACGCTCTGTCGGTGGAGGTTGAGTTGTGGGATGAGTTGTGGCGGAAGCCGCAGGGGGCTGCGTGGGATGCTCTGGGCCTGAAGTTTCAGGTGGCGGCGTATGTGCGCGCATATCTCGAGTCTGTTGCGGAGAAGGCGTCGGCTGGTCTGAAGACGGCGGTTCTTCGGATGGAAGCTGAGCTCGGTTTGAACGTTCCGGGGATGCGGTCGAATGGTTGGCGGATCTCTGATGGTTCTGCGGCGCCGTCTGTCCCTGTTCCTGCCGCTCGGCAGACTTCTTCGGGTGACTGGCTGAAGGCTGTCTCCGTTGAAGGGGCCTGACTACAAGATCCCGCCCCGTACACGTTCCCTTGGCTACCTCGGCATGTGGTGGATTGAGAACCACTGTGTTGTCCCGGAGGGCGACACTGCTGGCGACCCGTTCCAGCCGACGCTGGACCACCGTGTGTGGTTGGCGAATTGGTATGAGGTTCGTCCGACTGCGAAGCCTGGTGAGCGTAACGTCGCGTTCCGGTACCGCACGGGGCAGTGGATGGCCGCTCAGAAGGTCGGTAAGTCGCCGGGTGTGGCTGCGGAGACGTGTCTCGAGTTCGTGGGGCCGGCGCTTTTCGATGGTTGGGCGGTCGAGGGCGACTACTACGCGTGCGCCGATCATGGGTGCCCGTGTGGTGGCGTGTACTTCTACGAGGTCGGGGAGCCGAAGGGCCGCCACTGGCCTACCCCGCGCATCCAGCTTGCGGCGGTGGTTGAGGATCAGGTGGAGAACACCTGGGGTGCGCTTATCCCGATGATCGATTCGGGTCCGTTGTCGAACATGATCCGTACGGGTGAGGCGTTCATTCGTCATCCGAACGGGAACCGTGATTCGCGGGTTGAGATTGTGACGTCGAAGGCTGACGGCAAGCTTGGTGCCCGTATTTCTGCGGGGAAGTGTGATGAGACGGGTCTGTGGACTGACTCGAACAAGATGAAGAAGTTCATGCGTACTTTGCGGCGCGGTGCTGCGGGTATGGGTGGGCGGGTGTCGGAGACGACGAACCCGTATGACCCTGCTGAGGCTTCTCAGGCGCAGGACACGCATGAGTCGAAGCGTAAGGACGTTCTCAAGCATTACTTTCCGCCGCCGGCGACTCTTCGGTGGGATTTGAAGAAGGATCGGGCGCTGATTTTCGCGTTCAACTATGGCGGTTCGCCGTGGGTCGATCAGCGGTCGATTGAGGCTGAGGCGTCGGCGCTTGCGGAGGCTAATCCGGCTGAGGCGGAGCGGTTCTTCGGTAACCGGATTGTTGCTGGTTCGGGTGCGTGGTTTGAGATGACGAAGTGGGCTGACCGGAAGGTTGAGCCCATCACCGTCAAGGCGCGGACGAAGGTGTGTGCCGGGTTCGACGGGTCGAACAACGACGACCACACGGGCATCCGGTTGGAGACGCTTGACGGGTACCAGTTCACCCCGACGTATGGGGATGCGCGGCGCCGGACACATTGGCGCCCGCAGGACTGGGACGGTCGTATCCCGCGCGCCGAGGTCATGGCTGCATGGTCGGAGCTCGCGTCTGAGTTCGAGATTGTGCGCGCTTACCTGGACCCCGCGTTCTGGGAGTCCGAGGCTGACACTCTCGCGGCTGAGCATGGCGACAAGGTGTTCATCAAGTGGGCGTGTAACCGCCTGAACCCGATGCATGCGGCTCTCGAGCGGTTCCGTACCGACGTCTACAACACCGAGTCGGACTTCCGGCACGACGGGGACGTGGACGTTGAGGCGCATCTGCGTAACGCGATCCTCCGGGCGCGTGGGGTGGACCCGGCGACGGGCATCAACCGGTACTTCATCGGCAAACCGACCGACCCGCAAAAGATCGACCTCGCTATGACGTCGGTACTCGCCCATGAGGCACGCATGGACGCGATCGCTGACGGCGCACTCGCGACATCCGACAACTTCATTTACTACTAACCCCTTTGGAGGGCGCATGGACGCGGATGACGCCCGGAAACTGACTCAGCGGATCTACACGCGTCTGAACAATCGTCGACCTGACATTGAGCGGGCGGAGAAGTATTACGAGGGTGATCAGCCTCTCAACTTCGCTACGGATGAGTGGAAGAAGGCGAACGCGTCCCGGTATGCGGATTTCTCCGACAACTGGTGTGGGACGGTCGTCAATGCGGAGGCTGAGCGTCTGAAGCCCATCGGTGTGACGAACATGCCGAAGACTGCCGCGTCGAAGCTGTGGGATGCGTTGCAGATGAACGAGTTTGATGCTCAGTTCTCGCAGGGTGCTGTGACGGCGTTGACGGCGAAGCGTTGTTACGTGATTGTGTGGGGCGACTCTTCGGGGGAGCCGATTGTCACGTTTGAGCACCCGTCGAGCGTGGAGATTGAGTACGACTGGGAGAATCCGCGTCTGCGGACGGCTGCGTTGAAGACGTGGGTGGATGAGAAGGACGAGTACGCGACGCTGTACACGGCTGAGTGGGTGTTCAAGTGGATTCGTCCGCGTGTGACGCCGGCGAATGAGCTTGAGTCGATGTCGGAGCAGCAGCGGGAAGAGTATGCCGCTTCTGGTGGGTGGGTTCAGCGTGACGGTTCTGCGGATGACGCATGGCCTGTGAAGAACCCGCTTGGTGTGGTGCCGGTGGTGGAGATCGCGAACCGGCCCACCCTCAAGGGCGACCCGCTGTCCGAGATTCAGGGTGTTATGCCCATGCAGGACGCGATCAACCTTCTGTGGGCGTACCTGTTCCTCGCCGCGGACTATGCGTCGATGGATGCCCGGGTGATGCTGGGCACAACCCCGCCGACGATCCCCATTCTCGACACGGACGGCAAGATCATCGGGTCGCGTCCGGTGGACATGAAGGATCTGCGTGAGAAGCGTCTCCTGACGATCACGGGCGACAACGCAAAGATCGATTCGTGGTCTGCCGCGCAGCTCAACATCTTCACGGACACCATTGAGATTGCGGTTGGGCATATTGCGGCTCAGACTCGCACACCCCCGCACTACCTTGTCGCGAACAAGGGCATCTCGAACCTGTCGGGTGACGCGTTGAAGTCGGCTGAGATCGGTCTGAACAAGAAGGCTGGCGAGTTCATCACGTTCACTGACCCGCAATTGCGGGAGGTGCTGCGGCTCGTGGCGCTTGTGAAGGGTGACGCGAAGGCTGCTGAGGCTACCCGGTTGGCGAAGATCGTATGGGAGTCGCCTGAGATCCGGTCTGAGGCGCAGCTTGCGGATGCTCTGCTGAAGAAGTCTCAGATGGGATACCCGTTTGAGTACCTGCTTGAGCTTGATGGGCGTTCGCCGGCTGAGATCCGCCGCATTATGAAGATGCGTGAGAAGGAGCTCGACGACGCGCTGGGTGCTGGTGTTCAGGCGGCGGTGCAGGGCGAAATGGGTCTGGTTGATCCTGATGTTGACGCTGCGTGATGTTGCGGTTGAGCATCAGCGGCGCCGCGACTCACTAGCCGACAAGACTTCTCGTCAGGCACTCCGGTTGTGGCGGTCTATTGACCCTGCGGCGATTGATGCCGGATGGGACCGGGTCGCGCCGGTCCTGACCGGGGTGGTGGCGGCGGCTCAGGTCACGGCGGCACGTCAGGCTGTCCCGTACACCAACGCGGTGATGGATGCTACCGACGTGCCCCGTGGCGGGCCGTTGCTGGTTCCGGAAGCGTTCGGCGGGGTGTCTCGTGAGGGGCGTTCTGTGGCCCCGGAAATGTTCGCGGCGGTCACGACAACTAAGCGGCTGATATCGGCTGGCAGTGGGGTTCCTGCGGCGTTTCGCGCAGGCGCAACGGTCATGGCGATCATCGCGAAGACGCTGGTGACGGACGCGGGCCGGTCGGCGGACAAGACTCTCTCCACGGGGAAGGGTTACACCCTCTCCGTGCGGGTTGTGTCCGCTGGTGCGTGCTCGAGGTGCGCGATTCTCGCGGGCGTGACCGGGTATCGGACGGACTTCGACCGTCACCCGAACTGCCGTTGCACGTCCATGCCGATCCCGGACGGGAATGTCCCGGCAGGGTTCCACGACTCGCCCGACTCGTACTTCCAATCGCTGAGTGACGCTGAACAGGAGCGGGTGTTCACGAAGGCGGGTGCGGAGGCGATTCGGGCTGGTGCTGACCCGGTGAAGGTGGTCAATTCTCGCCGCGGTGCGCTCACCTCCACGAAGCGTCCTGACGGGTCGTACTCGCGTGCGTCGTTGCGGCCGGTTCAGATCGGTCGGAAGGCTGACGGGTCTCCTCTCATGGTCTATGCGACCCCGGAGGGTACTACGGCGCGTTCGTCGTGGGCTCGGGCGCAGAACGACCTGTACAAGACCGGCGACCAGCGGTACCGCCGCACGCGGACGCTGCGGCTGATGCCTGAGCAGATCATGTCGATGGCTTCGACGCCTGAGCGTGCTGTCGAACTGCTCGAGCGGTACGGCTACCTCTACTAACAACTTCCCGCGTGACGCGGTGAATCACCCCGCATGGGGTGGCAAGGAGTCCCGTGACGGGGCTCCTTTTTCTATCCCATCAACAGGAGTGATTCCAACATGCCAGAAAGCGAATCCGTTGAGACGACGGACACGGATCAGAACGCGGTCGACGATTCCGCCACCACCACCTCCGACACCTCCGGTGAAGAAGAGGCCACGGAGACGGAAGATCCCACCGCAGGACTGAAGAAGGCTCTTGCCGCAGAACGCAAGGCTCGCCGGGATGCAGAGAAGAAAGCCTCTGCTCTTGAAGCGGCCCGTGCGGACGCGGACAAGGAACCTGCTGAACAGGCTCTCGAGCAGGCGCGACGTGAGGCGCGGGAGGAAGCCCAGACGGCTTTCAACCAGCGCCTCGTGCAGGCCGAACTGAAGGCCGCTCTTGTGGGCAAGGTCAACAACCCTGCGCTCGCACTCAAGGTCATCGACACGTCAGTGATTGACGTCGATGCGAACGGTGAGGTCGACCCGCAGTCCGTGACGGACGCGATCGATTCCGCGCTCTCCCAGTACCCGGAACTGAGGCCGTCTGACGTGAAGAAGTTCACCGGAACGGCGGATCAGGGGTCGAAGGGCAAGGCCACCCGGCCGCACCAACTGTCACGTGAAGAACTCGCAGCACTTTCCCCCGAGGGACGTGTCGAAGCCCATGCAAATGGGCAGCTCGACGACCTTCTCGGCGGGAGGGGCTAACCAAACCAGAAGGAACCAATCATGGCTATTGCCAATTTCATCCCGGAGCTCTGGACAGCGAAGATCCTCGTCGCGCTCCGCAAGAAGGCCGTTGCAGGTCAGCTTGTCAACCGTGACTACGAAGGCGAGATCAAGCGCGCCGGTAACACGGTCAACATCACGTCGATCAATGACGTGACGATCGGCACCTACACCGAGCACACGGACATCACGTTCGAGGACATCGACGACGCGACTCGCGCCCTGGTTATCGACCAGCAGCGTTACTTCGCGTTCGAGATCGACGACATCGAGCGGGCACAGTCCGTCAACGGTGGCGCGGTGATGAACCAGGCGCTCGACAACGCGACGTACCAGCTTCGCGACATCGCTGACGCGTTCCTGCTCGACGCGATGAACGACGCGATCCAGGGCACCGGCAACGACCTCGGTACGGTCGCGATTCACACGACCGCGAAGAACCTGTACGACTCGTTCGTTGACCTTGCGGTGACGCTCGACGTCGACAACGTGCCCGAGGAGGGTCGTTGGGCTGTTGTGTCGCCGTCGCTTCACGGTCGCCTGCTGAAGCTGGACACCTTCATCACTCCCGGTGACCAGGCTGCGCCGGCTGCGCGTCTCAACGGGTACATCGGTTCGATCGCTGGTCTCGACATCTACAAGTCGAACAACCTCCCCGCTGTCACTGACGCGGCTGCGACGGGTGGTCTCGCGATCGCTGGTCACAGCATGGCGACCACGTTCGCGGAGCAGATCACTTCGGTTGAGGCCGTGCGTCTCGAGAAGCGGTTCGCTGACGGCCTCAAGGGCCTCCACGTCTACGGCGCGAAGGTGGTCCGTCCGACCGCTCTTGCCGTGGTCGAGTTCGACGCCACCGCGTAAGTCATCTAGGAGGTCATCGTGGTTGCGTTCACCAACTCTGACGCTGTCGCCGCTCGTCTGAACCGTACTTTTACGAGTGCGGAGGACGAGTGGGTCACCACACTGTTGGTGGACGCTTCCGCGTACCTTCGGTCGGTTATCGGGCAGGACGTTTACCCGACGACGACTTCGACGTTCACGGCGTGGCCGGATGCTGGGCGGGTTGATCTGCCTCAGTATCCGGTCGTGTCCGTGGACGCGGTTGAGCGGGATGCGGTTGCGGTGGATTACACGTACCGGCCCGGGTATTTGACGGTGTCGTGTGATGAACCGGTGGATGTGACGTTCACGTGGGGTGTTGCTACGGCGCCGCCTGTGCTGGTGTCGTTCTCCGCTGTTCTCGTGTCGCAGGCGATCCTTGCGGTCGAGACGGGGACGGGGCTCACGTTTGGTGGGCTGTCGTCGGTCGCGCTTGATGACTTCAGGGCTGCGTTCGCTGACGGTGGCGCCCAGTCCGGAATGGTGCTCCCGGAGCCTCAGCAGGCGCTTATCCGGCGTCAGTTTGGGCGTGGGGACGTGACGGTGGTGGAGACCCGGTGAGCGTCCTTAGCGGCGCGCTGAGCATGGGTCGCGCGCAGGCTGAGGCACGGTTCACCGAGACGTTCAAGGCGTACACGGTGACACGTACTGGGCCGGATGCTGATGGGCTGTACACCGATACAGAGGTGACGGTCTACGCGGCTGTTCCGGGTCGGGTGAAGTACCCGACCCTGACGGTTTCTGAAAGGGAACAGGGATCACAAGTCCCGGCCATTCAGGACGTGCATATTCATGTCGCTGTCGGCGCAACCCCGAACGTGGGGGTGAACGTCTTGTGGCGGGTCACCGCATCCACCGCGGACGCCGCACTTGTCGGTCGGGTGTTCCGCACCAAGGGTGAGGCGCAGGCGGGGCAGGTTACTGCGTCCCGGTATCCGGTTGAACGGGTCACCTGATGGCTGACGGCATCACCTTCAACTTCGATGATCTGGACCGCCTGGCTGCGGATCTTGAGTCGGTTCCGAAGAACATCGGGCCGTTCCTTGAGTCTGCGATCAAGTTCACGTCGGTGCGTATCAAGCGTGGTGCGGCGCGGAAGGTTGGCCGACGTAGGCATTTCAAGCAGGCGGCGGCTGCGATCGACTTTGATGTGAAGCATTTCAAGGGGTTCGGGGCTGAGGTTGTCCAGTCTGAGATTGGTTACAACAAGGACAAGGATGTGGGCCAGCTCGGCAACCTTGTGGAGTTCGGCGCCCCCAATTCTCCGAACGCGTTGACGCCGGGTAGCGAGCTCGTCACGACCCTCCATGAGGAGCAGGCGGACTTCATCAAGGGCATTGAGCGTGCTGTCGATGACGCGCACAAGAAAGCGGGCCTCTGATGTCTAAGAAGCACACGGACGCGCTCAAGGCGAAGACGCAGGAGATCACCGCGTTCGCGTCTAAGACGTTCATCAGTGTCGCGGTGGTTCCGGGGAGTACGGCGAAGCCGGCGGCGCCTTACATCGTGTGGCATCCGGCGCAGGGTGAGAACGCGCAGACCGGGGTTACGGGTCCGCGGGTGCGTAAGAACCCCCGCTATACCGGGCACATTGTTGGGGAGTCGGCGGATCAGGTTCAGGTTCTTCTGGATCTGCTTGAGGCGAAGTTGGTCCCGGCCGGTCGCGGTATCACGTTGACGGTTGCGGGTGAGGTGTCGAAGCCTGTCTGGTTCTCGTCTCCGCTGCCTATTCAGGTGTCGATGGACCCGCTGCCCCCGGTGATCTATGCCGTGGTTGAGGTGGGTTGGTCCGCTGATCCTGCTTGACCGGTTCCATTCCACGAAGCCCTCGCCGTGTGCGGGGGCTTCTCCAGTTAAGGGGGTCCGCATGGCGAAGCGAAAGCAGCCGGCGACACCGACCGCACCGGGCCACATCGTGCTCGAGGACGCGAACGGGAACCGGGTGACGGTGACCGAAGCGCATTGGCGTCGCTGGATGGTGGCGCTTTCACAGACCTTCCGCCCCGTGGCGGAGACACCGGACACATCCGTGTCCATTGAGCCGCCCACGGGCGACAAGACAGAGGAGAACTGACATGGCTCTTGAGGACGTTCCCCAGTCCGTGAACTGGGACGACAACCTTCGCATCACTTGGACTGCGGAGGCTGACGACCCGAAGTCCGCGGCGGACCTCATTGCGGGCGTCGACCTGACGTACTCGCTGAAGACGCTGACGCGCACGATCAACGAGGCGCGGATCGAAGACCCGCGGCTGACGCTGAAGCAGATCCTTGAGCGTCCCGGCAAGATCACGGAGACCGTCGAGGTGCAGTACGTGTTCGGCGACGACGCGGATGTTGCTG